CCGCTGGACATGGAAGGATGCCCCGAAGGAGGGAATACCGTGCTGACCAGAGAACAGGCGAAAAAACAGCCCTGTCCGCTGATGCCGACGACCAAAAGTTACGAATACCACGCCAATGGTGCCGGGATCGCCTACGAAGCCATCGAATACGGAAAGTGTGCGGGCGAAGAATGCCCCAAGTGGCGGGACGGAAAAGTGGACGGAGGAAAGTGTTCCTATAATGGGGATTGTAGGAAAGCAGTGTGCAACTGTACTTCCTGCCCCGACCGCTACGGCTACTGTGGAGGCTGACCATGCCAGGCTACGACGACCCGAACCGCCCGGAATGGACGGGCAAGCGCAAGGCAAAGAACTTCGCCCACATCAACGCCGCCTGCAAAGGGCTGAAAACCTCCGGCGGCAAACCGCCGACGGAATGCCCCAAGTGCGGCACAAGCCATAAGTTCGCGGCCTGCCCCGTGTGCGGGTGCCCGCGACCGAAACGATAGGCTCCCAATCTGGGGGCTTCACAGGAGAACTTGCCATGCCTTTCCAAGACGCCTATGAGCGGATACTTCAATCCACGGGCCTGCGCACACAAACGGATGTCGCCGCCCTGCTCGGTGTGAAGCAGAGCAGCATTTCGGAAGCGAAACGGCGCAACCACATCCCCGATTCTTGGATCTTGACGCTTTTCAATAAGAAAGGCCTCAATCCCTCTTGGATCCGCACCGGCAAAGGCCCGCAGTATGTGGAGGGAACGGATACGCCCCCGACGCCCGTTTTGTCGGAACAGCAGGCGGCAGAGAGCCTTGAGCCGATACTCCGGGCGGCCCTGCTCGGCGTGGTTCCCGAGCTTGCCGACCAGCTCAGGCAAAAGATGAACCCATAACCTCAACACGCATCACACGGAACGGTAATGAACGACGCTGAAATCATGGAACTCGTTGATGAGGTCAGAAGGTGCGAACGCGCCGTGCAACAGGCGAAGAACGCCCTTGAGGTCGCCAAACGTGACGCCGCCGTCGCCGCCTGCCCCTACAAGGAAGGCGATATCGTCTCCGGATGGGATCGCGACGGCACCAGTCCGGCAAAGGTCGACAAAATCCTGTTCGTCCCCTCCTACCCCTACTACGACCTGCGCGTGCTCCCCATCACGGAAGGGGGCAAACCATCCCGACGGCACAGGTACGCCTACAACGTGCTGGATGTAACACCATACGAAGGCGACGAATGACACCAAGCGAAAGGCGGCTCACACTGATGTGGGTCGCCTTTTCTGATTACACCGCCTACACGGCGGACAACACCCCCACAGTAATGAGCGTGACCCAGAGCATCTTCTAAACCGCCTACACGGCGGACAACACGCAGGAATGCCTTGGCGATAGGCCGCGTATCTTCTAAACCGCCTACACGGCGGACAACTGACGAAATGCACCGTTCCGCACAGTCCGGAGCTTCTAAACCGCCTACACGGCGGACAACTAGAGTCTCACGCAAAAGTCTCCCTGTTTTTCAATAAGTTACCATTGAAATGAACTTCAGGGGTTCGTTTTTACCGTCTGTCTCTAACTACTTTATTCTTAATCTTTTTTTTAGACAATATTTTTATGAAGCCACAGGAAGCCCCGCATTCATATGTCCGGAGCTTTTCTTTTTTCCGGAGGACTCCATGCCTGAGAAGATTTCCCGTTTCGCCATCCTTGTCCGCGACATGCGGGCGGCCCAGAAACGCTACTTCGACACGCGGGACAAAGCCGACCTGTCCCGTGCCAAGGAACTCGAAAAGAAGGTCGACGACGAACTTGCCGTCATCTTTGGCGGCGTCCAGACACAAGGAACCTTGTTGTAGGAGAACCAATCATGCGAAGACCCATCACCCCCGTAATCCCATACCCGCACGAGGCCATTCAGCACACCCGCTGTGTTCTGGCCCTGTCCATGATCACCGTGGCGCTATCCCTCCTCAAGTCCGAAACGCTTCCTCAGCTTGGCGACCTTGGCAGACAAGTCGAGAAGGTCGACCGCTGGATCGACCGATGTGCGGACGACACGCAGAAGCGCAGGCTCTCCGCAGGCGCGAAGCGAGATCTGGATGCTCGGTTCCATATCCTCGCCGGGCACGTCGGGGATGTTCAGGCTGCGGCCGGCGACGCTTCCCGCTGGACGCAATGGGCCGCCGGGATGTGGGCCGGGCTCACTTTCCTCGAAGACGCCCGGAACACCTGCCCCGCCTACTTCCGGGGCCTTCACTGGCACAACCTGCTCAAGACGCTGACCACGCTGTGCAATGCGCTCGAAAAGGTCGACCCGCAGATAGCCGAAATCGGGACGCGGGTGTACGAGCGGGCCGCGTAGGAGGAAAAATGGAACCGGAACTGCTGACGACCAAACAGGTCGCTTCCGTAATGAATATCGGTGAGGAGAGGGCGCGGGCAATCCTGCTGTCCCGTGGCATCCAGCCTGTGAGCCTTCCGTGGGGCAAAGAACGCAAAACCTTGCGCTGGTCACGGCGCGCCGTTATGACGGTGATCGACACATTACATGCTGAGGCTCAGGCAAAGGCAGGAGTTCCAAGGCGACGACCGCCCAAAACATCAGGGTGCGTCATCGGAAAATCCGCAAAGGAACTTTTAGCAGAATTCAATATGGGGGCCGTCCAGTAGCGCTGGCACGGCCCCCTTTGCTCAGGAGCTATTCAGTATGGCTATCAGACAGAGGAAAGGCCGTAAGAAGCCGTGGGAAGTGTACTGGAACAACCCCTTTACGCTCAAGCGTGAGTCACTTTACGTCGAAACGGAGGAGGAAGCAAAAAAACAGGATGCGCTCAAGAAATACCAGCTCAAATTCGAGCGCGATATGTTCAGGAGAGAGGAAATCCCACCTCTCAAGATCGAGCATACTTTTGAATCGGCTTACTACTTGTTCTTGAAGGAGAGACGTTTTCCGGAAAACGCGCTGAAAGATCATCTCAAAAAGATGCAGCCATCATTGGCTTTTTTTCAAAATATGCTTTTGAATGAGATAGATAATGCGAAGTTAAAGGAGCTTGTATTCCATTTTCTATCTATGAATGTTTCAGCTTCAAGTCTAAAGAGATACTTGAGCCAGGTTTTTTCTGTCATTCGTTGGGCATATGAAAATGAAGTGCTCAAAGAGCTTCCTCGTTTCCCTAAGCTACCACATATTGAGCATGAACACTTCGTTCCGCCAACACAACAAGAGCTTGCGCAGATATATGCCCATGCACCTGAGCATATCCGTCGTGTTATTGTCCTCGGGTCGCAAATGGGGATGCGCGTCGGTCCCTCAGAAATGTTCGGATTAAAATGGTCGGATGTTGATTTTGACAATAAGGTTATCCACCTACGTGCCGCAAAAAAGAACAAGAGGGAACCTGTTCGGGATATTCCTATCCGACATGTTCTGATCGAAACATTGAAGGCATGGCATAACGCGGATATGGCAACAGGAGTTATCCATCTTATTCATTATGGCAACAAACCTGTCCATTCCATCAGAAAGGCTTGGGGGAAAATCCTGATCCGCGCAGGGATACAACGGCGGATCCGTCCCTATGACCTACGCCATGCCTTTGCCACGGAAGCTATTGCTGCCGGGGCTGACATTGGAACGGTAGCGAAGATCATGGGACACACCAGCCTTACAATGGTTTTGAAGCATTACCAACATGTGCTCGACTCACAAAAACGTGCTGCCGCCGAGTCTGTTCCCGTGCCCGTATATGTGGCAGAAAATATGTGGCACTCCGTAGCCCGTAAGACGGACACTCAGTAATGGAGTATAATCATTACCTATTTGCATCACGCCTCTTTGCCGAACTGGGCCATGCGCAGGCCCGTTTCCTTATAATGATCGCGCAGAGCGGTTTCCACATGTTTGACGTCGCGGGAGTAGACGGCTTCGGCCACGGCATGGTGGCGGTCGGCGTATTCCCTTGGCGTGAACATGGTGATCCAGTGCTGATAATAAAGGTACTTGGATATGGTCGCACAGGAGGTGCGGGCCATTTCCACGAGCCGGGTATTGTCACAGGCCATGAAGAGGGTGGCGTGGAACAGCTCGTCGATTTCGGCAAGCTCGTCGAGTTTGGTGGCGTAGCTGATCTTCCCTTCCATCTGCCGGACGACGGCTCGGAAGGTTTCCATGTTCGCCTCGGTCCAGAGAGGCAGGG